CCTGCCGATAACGATCTCCCGCCCGGTGCCACACAGGGTCCTCGCCGAAACGGGCCTACAACAGGTCCCACTCCGCATCCATGAGAGCATCGCAATTTGGCGGCGTCAAGGTGAGCGCGCCATTCCTCTGGTCCGGTAAATCTCTGCGCCTCTGCGGGAGAACCCTGCCTCTGGCATGCGCGGCACGCACTGAAACTCGGTAATGGCGTCGATTCAGTCAATGAATTGAACATCCCCGGACATAATTGAACAGTGCTCCACTAGAGGACGGGGCGGCTGAGCGATAAGATTGGGCGGTATGGAGGGAGATTGGTTGGAATTCGATTCGGCAGCTGCGGACGGGGGAGGGTCTAAAGCCTAAAATCCAAGGTCCAAGGTCCCGCGCGCGAGCGCCGACTCTTTCCAGGTCATCCAATCTGCGCCAATCGGCCCTCAACAGATGGGCCGGCGCAATCTGTGGACCCAAATCACCGACGCTCATAGAGCGCCGCTACAGGAACCGGCCCATCTCACTCCGCTCGAATCCCAACTTTCCACTTTTCTTATGCCAATACTCAACAACGAGATCCTCGACGACCCGGTCGCCTATGACTCGTGCGAATCGTTTGCCGGGGGACAGGTGAGCTTCGTGCCGCCGCGGCTGCTCGATCCGCCGCAGGCTGCGCTGGTTGAGAATCTCATTCTCTACCGCAGCGGCGAGCTGAACACACGCAAGGGCACGCGGACATTGGGCAATAACCCGGCGAGCGGTGTGGCGGCGCGCATCCAGGGTCTGCTCTATCTCAACGTGACCGGGAGCGGGGACAAGCTCATCGCCTTCTCGGATGGCAAGGCGTACTGGCTGAATGGAAACGCATGGACCGAACTCTTCGATCCAAAAATGACGGATGCGACCGCGCAGGTCGATGCGGTGCAGCTCGGCGACCAGATTTATTTCGCGGGCGGATATGGGGCCGATCCGGCGAATGGCTTCACCGGAGGCATCCGACGCTGGACTGGCACGGCGGTCGAGAGCATAGACGGTGAGCTGAAAGAGATCGACGTCACGGCGGGCGGCTCGGGATACACGAGTGCTCCGACAGTGAACATCTCCGCGCCGTCCGCCGGAGGAACTCCCGCCACCGCGACGGCGACCATTTCCGGCGGTGCTGTCATTTCCATCGATATCACGACTCCCGGCAGCGGCTACACGGGAGCGCCGATGGTTTCCTTCTCGGGAGGAGGCGGGAGCGGCGCGGCTGCCACGGCGAAGATGAAGGTGTGCCCGCAGGGGTGCACGATGCTCACGCGGCACGGCACGCGGCTGGTCGCCTGGGGAAACCCGGATCTTCCGGATGCGGTGTATTTCTCGATGCTGCTCGACGGTACGCAGTGGGAGCACGACAGCGGAGGCCTCGCGAGTGCGACCGTTCGCATCGGCGGCGGAGACGGCGATCCCATCATCGGCTGCCTGTCGTGGACGAATTTCACGCTGCTCGTCTTCAAGCAAAACTCGACCTGGGCGATCCAGGCGGATCCGCAGGCGGCGCCGGCGGATTGGACAATCCAGCAGGTCCACCGGAGCATCGGTTGCAAGTCGCGGCGCACGATCACGCAGGTCGGACAGGATGTCTTTTTCCTGAGCAACAACGGGGTGCAGAGCGTGCAGAAGCAGCTCGCCACGGACAACAACGAGATCCCCGTGGCGATGAGCTACAACGTGCAGGACGTGCTCGACGGGATGAACTGGACGTACGCCGGCAAGGCGTGCGCGTGCTTCGACAGCAACTTCTACGCGCTCTGGATTCCCACGGCGAGCCACACGGAGCCCGATACGGCGCTCGTCTTCCACTATCTCACGGGCGGGTGGTCGGTCTTCACCGGGGTGACGGCGTGCGAGCTGCTCGCCATGCCATACGACGGGCGCACGCGGCTCGTGCTCGGCCTGCCGACCGGAGAGGTGAGGGAGTGGCTGAATTACCTCCAGGAAGGCGAAGACGCGGATGCTGCTTATCTCGACGGGACGGCGGGCGCGGCGCTCTCGAGCCGCGTGATCACCCGCGCGATTACCTTCGACGAGCCTGTATGCCCGAAGAGCGGCTTCTACGCGGAGATCGAGGTCGTGCTCACCGGCTGTGCGCTCCAGATGTATGCCATGCGTGACGGCGGAGACGCGGAACTCCTCCTCTCGACATCGCTGCCATCGGGCGCGCTCACGTTTCCGCTTATTCTCCCGATTACGCTGCCAAAGGTGACGTACTCGCGACGGCGCGTGAACCTCCAGTCGCTCGCGCCGTTTCGGGAGATTCAATTCGACATCCGCGCGTCGGGAGGGCCGCTCACTCTGCGGCGCATTCTCGCCGGCGCATTCATCGACACGCTGGAACTCGGGGACGAGTGACACAGCCATCTCAAGCAATGCCACGGCCGCGGAGGCTGTGAAGCAAGAGGGCATCGGCAGGATGCCGATGCCACGAATCAACGACTCAAAGACGAATCCATGGGAACTCCGAATTACCAACTCACATCCGGCGGCGATTTGCCGCAATTTGCAGATCCAGCGCAGCTCTACGGCCAGATGTACACGGGCCTGGGCCCATACCTGGAGGATTTCAGCAATCTCCAGGCGCGGCAATCGGCGGCGAATACGACCCTGCTCGACCAGACGCGTCTTGCCGACACGAAGCGCGGAATGCGGCAGATCACGCGCCAGACGCTGGGCCTCGAAAAGCGGTACGCGCCGCAATACGCGCAGCTCTACACGGACATCCTGAACCAGGTGAACCCGGGCTATAGCGATCTCTACTCGAAGCTGGGGCAGAGGGTGAGTCAGGATCTCGATCTCGGCTACTCGATGTCGCCTGCGATGCAGGCACAGGTGCAGCAGGACATCCGCGGCGCGCAGGACGCACGTGGGAATTGGTTCGGCCCCGCTCCCACTGCGGACGAGGCTTACGGCTCGGCTCAGGCCCGGCAGCAGCTTTACCAGAATCGATTGCAGAATGCGGAGGGATTCCTCTCCGCCCGATCGCCCTCGGACATGCTCGGCCAGATCCGCGGCGATACCGCGGCCACCCAGGGCTGGAACGTGCAGACCGCGCCGAGCTACGTGGATCCCGGCGCGATCACATCGGCGATGGCGATGCAGTATGGCAACCAGCAAAACGCCTTCAACAACAAGCTCGCCGCCTACGGATTCAACAACCAGTGGAAGACGCAGGACTGGTCGAACTCGCTGTACCAGAATGCGCTCGGCGGAGGTGGTGGGGGAAGCGGCAGCGCCTGGGGGAATGCGGGCATGGGGGCGCTGAGTGGTGCTGCCAGCGGGGCGATGGCGGGCTCTGCCGCTGGCCCTTACGGGGCACTGATCGGCGCTGGCGTCGGAGCGGTAGCTGGTGGCGTCGGGGGCTACATGTCGGGGAATACCGCAGGCGCGGCCATGGGAGGAGCCGCGGGAGGGATTTCCGCCGGAGCGGCGGGCGCCCGCCTTGCGCAAGCTTACGCATACAACCCGTACTACTACGGTGGCGGCTACTCGTCCGGCTCCACTGTTGGTCCATCGGCGACGTACATGAGTTACGGAAGCGGGCCATTGGATACGGGCTACGGAGAACCAGACACAGCTTATTGATTTATGCCAGAATACTATCAACCAGACGTTTACGCGCTGCTCGCAGCGCGGCAGTACAATCCGCAGCTACTCGGCTACCAGCGGGCGCTCGCGGTGGGGCAGGGAATCACCGATCAGCTCCGGGGGCTCGGCGGCGACATCCTGCGGCAGAAGGAACTCCAGAGGCAGCAACAGCAGCAGGCCTACGCGGGGTCTGGCGGCGCATCGCTCCAACCCGGTGCCTCCCCGAGCGGCGTGGGCGGAGCGATGCAGGCCGTCGATTTTGCGAATGCGATGGCGCGCCAGAGACAGGCCAGCATGGCCGCGCAGCTCGACGCAGCGCGGGCCAGCCAGCAGGCGCAGGATTCTCCCGGGCCGGCTAACAACCAGGGCGCGGCCGCAGGCCAGGGGCTGGACGAGGGAGGCGCGCTGCGAAATTCCTTCACATATTTTACGCAGCTCCGAGGACTCCAGCACGCGCTCGGGGGCGCGAGCAGCGGGGAGGATTACAACAAACTCGCCGACGCCATCCAGGCGCTCTATACCGCCGCGCGCACAAACGGGCTCAAAGTCGAGCAACCCGAGATCGAGTCCTGGGCCGGGCCCCTGGCTCCCGCCGGCGTGGGCAGCATCTCGCCGGATGCTCCGGACGTGGATGCAGGCGGTGGAACTGCCGCGCCGAATGCGGGGGCGAGTGTGACGGCAGGCTCTCCCGCGCAGGCGGCGCCTGCGGCCGCGACGGCCAGCCTGCCATCAGGGGCGGCTCTCGGCGCGGGCATGGTTCCCGCCGGAGCCATTCAGGCGCTGAGGTCGAACCCGGCGCTGCAAGACCAATTCGACGCGAAATACGGCGCCGGGCTCGGGGCATTCATGCTGGGAAGGTAG